TCTTCAAGGACGGAGATTTTGGTTAGCCGTTTGGCTATCTCGTCCCTCATTTTTTTTAGGTTCATTTTCTAGTTCTCTTTTCAGTTTATGGCACACGTCTTCGAGTCGGAGCGACCAGCCTTCGTTGTGCGCCAACGCAACAAGCGCGGCGAACTTATCCAGCGGGATTTTCCGTCTGCGAACCCATGTTGATATTGTTCGCGGTTGCACAAGTACACCCGCTAACACCAACTTCTTCCAGAGCAGGTTCTTTCCCCCGAACCGGAAGACCATGTGCCTCGCATCGATTTGGTAGCTCATGGCGGGGATGAAGATGTACGCATTTTTTGCGTATCGCAACATCTTTTTTTATTTCGTCGCAAGGCGCTTTCTCGCAACGTATTGGCCCATGGAACCTGTCTCTTTTCAAGCTCTGGTCGAGCGGTACACCGGTGTTCATGGAATGCAAGCTGGCCTCTTGGTGCTTGCTCCGAAAGTACACTCGTCATCTGGGCCGATTGCCACCATGGGTAGCGCACTTCCTCCAGACACTATTATCCCCAAAGGCGCAGGGATTTACGACGAGAACGGTATGCTACCGAAGATTGAAGGCAAGGGGCTGGAGTTTATCGCTTACGCCTAGGCTCAAGAGCCTTCTCAAACAGGTCTGCTTCAGCGTCTCTGCGGCGCTGTAAGCCTTTGGTGTTAGGCCACAACCGTTTCATTGAGCGGATGAGTGCTGGTACGTCATAGAACCGGCGATCGCGCATGGCGTTCTGAATGCCCAGCATCTCCGAGCGTCTTTCCCCGGCGAGTGCAGTTCCACGGTTGAACACCAATGAGATAAGAGCGTCACGCGCCTCGTCAGGCAGGTCTTCTGCCTGCGGGTAGATGCGTAGCATCCGCAGGTAAAATGTTGGCAGCGTGTTCTTTTGGAAAACCTCAACGGCCTTTTGCCAGAGGATGACAATCGATCGCATTGCTGGCGAGGCGTGGAGGAGCTCGCGAGCTGCGTTGGCCTTAACTCCGAGGGCGGCGGTGAGCGCAACGTAATCGGACTCAGGGAGAAGTTGCTCCCACGCTTCCTCAAACTGCTGCGGTGTGGTGTAGCCCAAGTCGTAGCCAATCCCAATCGTCACCCCGCTTTGCTCCCCAGGCCAAGTAGGACTCTGAAGGAACTTGCGGTAGTACTCCTCACCGCCGCCCACCTCGAAATCGATTATGAGCTTTAAACCGTCGTCAGAGAGAATCATTTGTGCTCTTGGAAGAACCGCTCCGAGATTTCGCTAACTTTCTTCCAAAGCTCCTTGCGGTCATCCTCGCACTCGCGAATCTTCTGTGAGAGGTACCAGATAGCAACCGCCAGCGCACACGCCAGCGGCCCTTGAGCAACGAGTTGGTTTACCATGGGTTCAAGTGAGATGTCGGCAATCACGGTTTCTCCTTACGAAAGATGTTGATGGCGCTGTAGATGCTGACGCCAGCGGTTAGAATCGCGTCCGCTTGGTCGGGAGCGATTTTGACACCAAAGATGGTTGCCAATGAAACCAGTCCACGCCATGTGGATGGCTCAAACAATCGGTTCAGTATGTACTTCATAATAATGTAAATTATTAATAATAAACAACAACGTGCGCTCTTGAGACATCTCTGTATGTCAATGCCGTATTTGATGTTACGGTTGATGTTGATACAAGTATATCTTGGTAGTTTTCGTAAGAAGCATCAATTGAGTTAATGTAATTTCCAGACGTATTCTGAATGTAACTTGAAACAATACAAGGAACCGTGCCAACTGGAAATGGAGTTGAAAGGGTTAACCTATACTGACCAACACCTACATCAGAAAAACTTGAAAAATTAAAAGAGTTTAATAATGCAATATTTTGAGTTACGTTACCACTTGTTGTTTGTGGAGACACGGCTTGAACTTGATATATAAACAAGCTCAAAAGAGCTGATACCACATAACTTCCACTCACTGCTGTTCCTGATGTAAATGTTAAATTTACAGAACTGCTAGTAAGAAGTCCATGTGGTGAACTTGCTGTTATAGTTATTGTTGTTCCGCTTTGACTGTATGTTCCTGTAACAGGGAATCCAGAAAAAGAAGCCCATGCTCTTGCAATGGATTTTTGGTTATAAAAACTATCGACGTATGCTTTTGTGGTAGCCTGCAAGTCTGCGGTTGGATTTCCGGGCAAAACAAGCGGCCCGGTCATGGTGTCGCCAGCCTTGTTGACTTTTAGAGCGTCCGCTGTGTCAACGTAGCCTTTGGTTGTAGCCTGTAGCGTTAGGGTTGGTGAACCTGGGAGCACAATCGGCCCAGTCATCGTCCCACCTGTCAGGTTCAGCTTTAGCGCAAGCCCTGCGTCAATGTCTGACTGTGAAATCTGCGGAGGCACAGTAAGGCTGGAATAAACAAGTTCGCCCTTGTTGTCGTTCACAACCATCGAGAAGTTCGTTGCGGCGGTGTATACGCGAGCTGGTGTGCCAGAACGCGAGAAAAAGCCATTCAGCGTCCGCAGAGGCTGCGCTGCTGGCTGAGTGAGCGCATCGTCCCAGTACACCGAGATGGGATTTGTGATTGGGTTCAAGTTCGCCGTGCCGATGTAGACGTAACCGTTGTTGAGCGGTGAGCCGTCTGTATCGGCGAAGGTCGTGAATGGAGAAACGATGTAGGCCATGGTGTGTTACTCTTGAGGTGGTTCTTCGCTGGGCTTGAGGATGTCTTTGTTGGAGCCCATGTAGTTTGCGATACTGGTCAATACCGCTCGCTCTGAACTGCTGTTGCTCTTGACTCTGCCAAGTTGGGCGAGAAGGTTCCTACCTGCCTTGGACTCGTACAAGCGCACAAGACCGGTGTTCAGGGCTGCGGCAAGGCCAGCTCCGACAAGTCCGAGTTGACTCTGAAGACCAGAGAACGCAACAAACGGAACGGCCTGTGCGCCAGTTGGTGGATTTGCTGCAAACTCTCCAGCCCTACGAGTGTAGTTTAAAGCCTTCTGAAGCCCCTGCACACTGTCTAGGTCAGAACCTGTGAAGAACACGTTGACTTGGTTTTCAAGTTTCCCAAGTTGGGTTGCAAACCGGTTTGGTACAATCACGCCAGACGGGTCAGTGGCATTTTCTAATGCACGGGTGATAATTGCCGCTCTTCCAACTTCACGCCCTTCTGATGACAGGTTTCTATAGAGTCTTTCGATGCTGCTCTTCTTGTCCGTAAAAAGCACGTTGTTAACGATTTCAGGCGTCAACTCGCCTTTCTTGAGAAGCGAGTTAAACGAGGACGCCTTAAGATCATCTGCAAGGTCAGAAAGAGAGCGATTGGAAACACTCCACTTGGTGAAATCAGTTGGTTTGCCAAACTGTTTGATATGGTTGCCAAGGTCTTGGTTCAACGCTGTATAAACCTCTTTGTAAGCTTTGTCAGCCGAGTCTTTTGTCGTGCCAATATCTGAAGAGCTCAATTTTTTGAAAAAAAGTTTTCTTCTTTCTTCAATGTCCGCAGGCGTCTTGCCAACAATTTCATCCGCAAAATTGATGAGTTCATCAATAACCTCCTTGTTTCCAGTAGGACTAACTCTTTCAAAATTTAGCGCCAAGTCCTCGGCTTTCTTGGCCGTTGCAGACATATCCACAAGCGGCCCAGTTGCAGATAGTCGATTAAGCACCTCTTTTTTCATCCCACTAAGTTTCCCGATGATTTTATCCCTTTGAGAAAGCGCCTGATTTGCCAATTCCTCCGTGAGCGTAGGGCTTCCAACACCAGCGTATTCAGACACAAAATCTTGGATTGCCTCTGACCGCTGCTTCTCTTGCTTGCGTAGAAGCGAGCCGGTTCCAAACGGTGTAATCTCTCTGGCCTTTGCCAGTGCATTGCCAAGTGGCGTCTCTGGCTTGAACTCTTGGGAAGTAATCGTCTCGATGCCGCGTTTCTCGGCCTGTACCGCGCCTTCTGGAAGAGCGGCGGCTGCGCCGATTCTAGCACCTGCGCCAATACCAGCACCCATGCCGCCGCCAAGACCGGCCAGAAGCTGCGCTGTAGGGCCGTAACCAGCCTCTTTAGCCGCCTGCATACCAACTTCTGCTCCAACGCTAGAAGCTATCTGTTCAGCAGGCTTCTCCGAAAAGAACCGTCCTGCTGCCTGCATCGCCGGTCTGGCTGATGCCATGAGTGCCTTGCCAAGGCCGACCTGACCAAGACCTTCACCAACACCGCGTCCTACTGCTCCTGCAAGGCGTTCTGCTTGCGTGTCAGGGTTAGGCACTCCGAGCTGAGTGAGATAGTGGTTTAGCGCATCAGACGGTTTTGTGTAGTGCGTACCGAAAAGCGAGTTGATGCCAGAAACAACCGGATCGGCCAGAGTCATGCCAGCAGCCCCGATAAGGGCACCAGGAACGGCGCCAATGCCACCAGTGGGTGCTCCACCCATGATTGCGCCTCCAACAGCCCCAAGAGCCGCAGGGCTGAGTCCACGCAACGCTCCACCCGCCAACCCTCCCGCCGTCGTCTCCGGTATCCCAATCATCGCCTCTTCACTGGCAGCAGACGGCAGCGGTGCCTCGGCTGGTGTAGCCTCTGGAGGAGCCGGTGGGCCTTGCAGTTGACGCAGCCGAACGATTTCGTCGGCAAACATCCGAGCATCATCAACATTGCCTGCCTTGTCTGCTTTCAGCAGGGCATCTGAGAGTTCTTCAATGGTAGCCATTATTTGCTCCTGTATTTCTGAATGGCTGCATCTATTGCGCTCATTCCAGTTCCTACTGGCGCAGCACCTGTCGGCACCGGCGGTGGTACGGACTTGTTCTTGAGTTGTTCTTGGCGCGTCTGTGGCGGTTTCTTGCCAAGCACAGACTCAACTGGTGCGTCAGGAAGAATAAAGATGTTCTCAGGGTCTAAACCGTATCTTTTGGCAACTTCTTGATTCTTTTTTAAGTACGCATTGTATTGATTCTCAGAATCTTTCATGCGCCTTTCTGACATCCGAATCAAGTCGTCTCTGTCTTTCTCGGACAGCTTTCCTTCTTCGTTTACTTTAGCAACAAGCGATCTGAATGCGGCTGGAATCGTCCCACCTGTAATCTGTCCTGCTTCAGTCACGCTGACCGTTGACGTTGGGTCATTGATTTTGATTGCCGCAACAATTGCTGACGCATCACCAGGGATGCTCTTAAGTTCCTTTGCCAACTGAACCGCTGTGACGAAATCTTTTCTTGCAACGTAGTTTTTAACAAGAGGTTCAGACTCAAACGCTTGTTTCATCTGCATCTCTCTTGCAACTTTCTTTTCTGGGTCAATGCCACCAGATTCCTTGAAGTCTGCTTCTAAATCCTTAAGTCGAGTCTCTGCTTTCTTCAACGATGTCTCGGACTCGGTTTTGGCAACCTGTTCAGGAGCGCGTTCCTTGAGGAAACCCAAAAAAGAATCTGCTTTCTTTTGGTCTACTTTCAGTAGATGACTATATGCAAGATTTGCCCAGATTGCAGGAGGAGCTTCTTCTGGAAGTATGTCTAAGGCTGACTGAAGTTCTTTAGACATCCGTTGAGCGACCGGATTTGGGTCTTTTGCAAATGCAGAAATCTGGTCGTTTATCAACTTAAACGCTCCGATGTTGTCCCCTGACATCCCAAACATCGCAGCGTCCTGCATGGTGTTTACAAGCCCATCACGGTACTTGTTTGGCATAGCCTTCAGGATGTTGTCATACCTTTCAGCCTCCTTTGAAGGCAGAAGCGCACTCAACTGCCCAATCTTTTGTACGGATTTTGGGTCTGGATCGTTTGGATCCATCTTGCTGGCAATCTGACCAAGACGGATTTGAGCTGCCGCAGTAGCAGCATCTAACTCTGCCTTGTTCAACTTCCCAATCACCGGCAAAAGCGCCTCTGTGCCAGCTTCTTCAGAGCTTACAAAGTTGTTGAAAGCATTTCCAACTTCTTGTTGTCTTGCCTTCTCAGCCTGAAGCGCCTGCAACTGTTGCTGGAATCCAAACTCTGCACGCCTTGCCGCCGCCGCGCTTTGCGCCATTTGCTGCTGCTGGCCTTGGATACCGAGTTGAGCGGCCTGAAGCTGGAGCGGAGCCATCATCGCGGCCTGTTCTTGCTGGGCGCGAGATGCCTTGATACCCTCGATGGCTGAAAGTCCTTGAATCAGATTCCCTCCAAACATGGAGGTGTTTATCTGCGGAACCGGGATGTTGTAATTGAACTCGGCCATAATGTTACATCACGTTGGTGGACATAAAACCAGACTGCGCCCCCTGTCCCATTGTCCAATCTCCAGAACCTGCAAATGACTCATAACCTCCACCTCCTCCAAAACCAAGAGCGTTCATCAACGCATAATTTTGGATTCCACCGCTGATTGCATTTGCTACTCCTCCAATGCCAGCAGCTTGAGCCGCTGCTGCTCCTTGAATTCCAGCAGCTTGAGCGCCTCCTTGAGCCATCAATAAGTTTCCAATTGAATTTGCAGATTGCATACCAGCTCCAGCCTGTCCAGCCGCAGACGCTTGACCCAGGTTAAGCATATTCTGCGCAGCAGCTTGCCCCACGTTGGCTAACCCGCCAAGGCGTCCATACTGTTGCTCGATAAGTTGGTTAAGAAGCTGTGGGCGGTACCGTGCGAGTGCGCTTTGCGTGCCCTCAGAACCGCGCCTGCCGGTAGCTGACGCTGCTGCAAGAATCGCTTCCTCGCCCTGTTTAGCGAGTTCTTGGTAAAGCGGCCCCTGCTCAATCTGCTGGATGGCTTGACGTTGCTGTTCAACATTGATTTTATCGTAATCTTTGTTTTCAACAATTGGCCTTACGAACTCTTGCTGTTTTGCAAATGCCTTATCTTGAATTGCTTGTACTACAGCATTCGTTTCAGAATCAAACCTTTCAAGCGATATGGGGTCTTTAATTGATTTTCTGGCAGCATCTCTTTTAGACTGGTAGTCATTAATTTCACTTAATGCAGATGACGCAATTTTTTTGTATCCAGCAGATTCAAAAGCTAAATTTAAATTTTGCTGCCTAATGCTTTCGCCTGACAGCCCAGATAGACGTTGTATTTGCTGAAGTGCTACTGGGCCGACTGAAGCAAATGGTTTTGTTAACTCAGGGTTTCCAGCTTCAATGTACGGACGAAGAAGCTCCCGCATAGCATCGAACTGACGCCGCTGTTCTGCAATAGCAGCTTCAGAACTTTCAGCCTGTACGTTTGATGCACTTTTAGCTGCTTTTGAAGCTTTGCTTGATGAATATACCGATGCTCCTGCACCAACTACTGCCGCTCCAAGAATTGCCCATCCAAGACCCATATTAAAATTCCTTTCTGTTTTTAAGGTAAATATCACTCCAAGCTTCAATTCTTGAAGTTATGAACAAAATTGCAATTACATCTCTTGGAAGACTTAAAGCATGAGCAACCGCTGCTGTGTAAATGCTTGGATTTGGGTATATTTTCTTTCCTGAGTCGTGAAACTCTTTCGTCTTATTTGAGATGATTGAATATATGTCAGCCCAGTTTTCCTTTAACAATAAATCCACTTTTTCCCATGTTGCATCCGGTTCACCTTTTACAAAAGAGTTTCCCCATCCAGGCTGAATTCCATTGAATGTTTTTCCGTTAAGAAAATCGTATGCTTGCAAAAGAGGGCCATGCATACCGCCCAACGTCATAAGAGCAGAAGCAATTGATTGGAGGTAGCTGCCAGAAGCTCCTGCTGAATTTGCAACAGCAAGCGTGGATGCATTATTTCTGTACGTGCTAATCGCGTGAGCAGAATGCAACTCATTCAAGAGTTGCCACTCTTTTTCTGAAAGAGGCTCATCTCTCCAAAATGAAATCATAAGGTTCCAGCTCCCATCTGAATCAATGATGCCTTCTGCTGAATATTGAGCATCTGAAGTCTATGTATTCTTTCGCGTGGGAATTCAATTTCTGGCCGGCACCAGTCCCAAATATCTCTGATGCGCAACGAAATGTCTGAAAATTTCACCGTTAAGGACGGAGATATTTTTGAGATGCATTGCTCCAGATGGTCAAAAAGGAAAGCGCACTCTTTCAATGGAAGTTTTGACACCTTACAAAAAGAATCCAGACACTCATCTTTCGATCTATCGATAACAACCCACTTTGAATCTGGATACCTTTTTTTGATATCGTCGTAAAACATTGGCACTATAGAGCTTGAGTCGCCAATTTGTTTTCCAGATTCAAGTTCGCGCATGAAGTCAGCCATGGATTTACCATCTCTTTCATGCGCACAGTCCAAGGCCACAGACAGCCATGCTGTCATGCTTCTTGGGAACCCGGTAATGAAAAACGGTTGATTCACTTTACGTCACTTCTCTTCCTGAAGCGTTGATTGTGATAGAACTTGCCACACTTGCCAGAGTAGAAATACGCCCTCCAGCCTCAAGAACCTGTCCAACAAGTTCTGGACAAGTGTAAGTTTCTCTTGGAACAAGTGTCTTCGACGCAAGAATAAGATTTGCTGGGCCAACAGAAATCGACAATGGAACAAGGTTTACAGAAAAAGCCACATTCACCGTAGAGTTGTTCGTCGCGGTAAACTTGTCGATGATGCACTTGCAGTTGTTTGCCGTGTACTGAGTCGTCTGCGAAGCCTCAGCCTGCTTGGGCGGAATGATGTTTTTGACGTTAACGGCCATACAGCGGGACAGTTGTTACGGTGAGAATCGCAGACGGAATACCAGGCACCGGTGGGGCTGCGGCAAAGGCTTGGATAGTAATGTCCGTAGTGTCTACAGACCACATGAGCTCCAAGTAATCTCCCGCGTTGAGTCTATACACGAAATTCCATGCCGCAACACTTTCCGCATTGTTGCCTTGAAGACGAATCTGCGTTGCAGAGTTGGCTTGATCAACGCCATTGATTCTTGCCCACAGATAGAACAGTCCGATACCTCCAGACACTTTGTCCAACTGTATCGAGAACTGGAAGTTGTATATGCCATCAGAATCAACGTAAATGCGGCTTGTAGGCGTCCCAGTGCTTACTCCGAAACTTAGGTCGGTAGAGTTAAATGTGATTGCTTTTGCGGTATTTATCGACCCAGACGTTTGCGTTGTCGTGTCATAAAAGGTGCCATACCGAAGCGATTTAAATTCTTCAGGAGCAGGGTTAGTGGCAGATAGTTCAATCAGATTTGACAGGCGCTCAATTGCATCCAATGCCTGTTGAGCACTTGATTGAGCTCCCGCTGATTCAAGTTGGTTGCTTTCGGTTCCTGTTGGTATTTCCAAAAACAGTTGTTCAAAAGCTCGGATTGCCCGTTGATCAGGCAAGAACTTTGCAAGGTCGTTTCGGTTGAGATTGATGCGGTTTGCCATTACCAGACAAGCGGTTCAAGCCTTGCGTCAAGTCGTGCAATGGACATATGCGCGTCACTCGTCCCACGGAACCGGTACGTCCTCCAATCGGCCATGCGACCGTTGCGCATCCACGTTAGTCGCTTGTAATAGTCGCCAATCTTACCGGCCTTTATACCGCGCTCAACAGAGTAAGTCAGACCGTCTGCTGAGTAGCTTGCAAAGATGGTTGGGTCGGCACCAAGCGCCACTCGCCCAGTAAGTGCCACAAGTTCCATTTCATGGAAAATGCCGCCCTTTCCCTCGTTGTAAAAAATCTCCGTCTCAAACTGCCAGCCGGTCAAGTTTCCCCAAACCGATGAGATGGTATCCACCGTGTAGCCGAGGTTCGCCGTTGTAGTATCAGCACACACCCACTTGTCGTAGACGTACACAAAGTTGCGTGCGCGGTAGCCGTTGTTGCCAACAAGACCGTCTGCGAGCACAAACCAAACGGCCTGTTGGGCGATTTGCGAGACTGTTCCATCGTACACAAGCGTGCGATCAGGAAGGTGAATGTACAGGTGGTTCAGTCCATCGTGAAGACGCGTTTCACAGACAATCTGAGCCAGAGTAGTTTCAGAGTAACTTGCCAGAATCTGGTCAATTTCACGGGTTGAGACCTTAACCGTGTTTGCCCCAGTCGCGAGCCATACCGAGACCTGCTCGTTTCTCCCGCCTCCGACGAATGCCATAGCATCCAGATAGACGCATGAGGTGTACGTTCCCACACCCCCTCGCTGTATCTGGGCTCCCTCAACGCGCACGAACGGGAAGTCCCCTGCAAGCCCCGCGTTGTTGAAGAGCTCGATGGTGTGTCGGTTAACCGCATAGACCTCGTTCCTGAACTTTTGAATGGAGACAACACTGTCTGGGTCGGCCTCGCTGGTCGCTTTGTACGAGATGACCGTTGGGTCGCTTATACTGGTAATCGCAAGAAGGTAGCCATCGGTGACGAAGAAGTATCCGTCCACCCAGCAAAAGTCGATGATTGGCCCAAGTTCAGGATCGTCTGCGAGCTGGGTTAGAACCGTTCCGTTCCAGTAGTACAACGTACCGTTTGACAGCACCGCAAGCAGGTCGGTTGAGTAGTCGAAGGTGACTTGCCCTGACCCACCAATATCAGCCAGCACCGTGACGCCGCCGAGAACATCCACGCTGACGAGCTTGGTGCCCATGGCTCGGTACAGCGTGCCTTTCCACTCAATGCCGCCTCGGTCGAGTCCTGGGCCTGTGCCGAACTGCACAATGCCATCGGCCGGCCTCAGGTAACCGTTGCTGATGCCATTTTGCTGAATGACCGGTACGAGATTGCGCGGGTAGCTGCGACGGAAGTCGCTTGCTCCATTTGTGTAGATTCCGCTGAGTACCGGTACTTGCATTTATTTCTTCTTGGCTGTCTTTGCTGATGCCTTGAACGCGGCTGCTGTCGGCGCTCCCTTGGAACCCGGCTTACGCATCCGCTCTTTGCTACCAGCTTCGATGCGTTCGCGTTTGGCGTGGATATTTGCGTAGAGTCCCTTTTTCATTTGCAGTTCCAGCGTTTGAGGCTTGCGGCTTTGCGCGTAGGCCGGCCTTTCTCATCCTTCATAGGCCCAGGCATCCCGCTCATCCTCGCGCAGAACGAAGCCTTACGGCCTGCATCTGCCTTGGTCTTAGGGTTGGGAGCAGGCGCCTTCAAGTTCGAGCCGGTCTCGCGGTTGTATTTGGCGCGACCCTTGGCTGTGAGCCCTGCCCCTTTGGAGGCTGGGAGCTTTTCGCCGCGCCCTACGGAGAGTGATACGGATTTAGGCATTAGAAGTACCAAATGATGACTCCAGTTCCATTTGCGCCAAGCCCACCGTTTCCTCCGGTTACGGAGCCCCCTCCTCCTCCTCCGCCACCACCGCCAGGGAACCCACCACCGCCACCGTTTCCTCCTACGCCAGAATTTCCTGTTTTAGCATATGCGCCACCTGCGCCACCTGCGCCAACAAGTCCACTCCCGAGAAGTAATGGCCCTATGCCTGCCCCACCGTCACCGCCCTCGCTGTAGGACGCAAGCCCAGGGTTCCCCGCATATAAGCCAGATACATTTGTACATAATGTTCCTCCATTGCCACCGTAAAAGTATTCAAGAGAAGCATCACTGTATCCTCCACCTCCCCCACCGCCAGTAGCCCCTAGCGAGAGAATTGGAGAATCTTGGTTGAATTGGTTGCCTGCATTTTCGGTTGGAAGTGAAGAACAAGCACCTCGTCCTCCTTTTGTGCCAAGAGCGTTTCCAAGCGCAATAGGGCCGCCCTGTCCAGCGGAGCCAGAGGAGTTGTTAGAGCCTCCTAGACCGCCGCCGCCTGCTACTAAAAATGCTATATTTTCAAAACCAACCAATGCAATGTAAGAATTTTCTCCGGCTACGCCATTTTCGCTTCCTACGCCAGCTTGTCCACCAACTCCACCTGATCCAATGTAAAAATACAACTGCGTATTGCCAAGCCCTGTAAGGTCAGACACTCTGTACGTTGCTCTTGCGACACTCCCCCCAGCTCCACCTCCTCCACCCCAAGCCTTGTTGTCTAGGTTGTTTGCGCTTACGCCAGCCGCTCCTCCCCCTCCGCCGCCGATAAGCCAAACGTCAAGAAGCACCGCATTGTTTGGAATGTTAATGTAATTGCTTCCAAGTGAAAGAACCTGAACTTGAGGTGGCGTATATCCACCACCGCCAGGAACTTCCCATGACACATCTGTTCCATTTGTTGAGAGGAACTTGCCTATGTTCCCGTTTTGAGCAGGAAGAAGATTTGTGCGAGCGGAAACTTCATTTATTGCATTAGTTCCTCCGTTTGAAATCGCCAGTATTCCAGAAAGCGTGACCGCCCCAGTGGTTGCAGCGAGTGGAAGTAATCCTGTTGATCCTGCGGAAAACGATGTTACGCCACCTCCCCCGCCCCCAGCAGCTACCCATTCGGTATTTGTTCCATTGGTCGATAGCACCTTGCCGCTTTGGCTTGCTTGAGAGGGAAGCAGGGCGTTTAGCGCGGCGTTGGCCGTTGTTTGCCCCGTGCCGCCATTGGCGATACCTACAGTCCCTGTTAGCTGGGTTGTTGATAGAGTAATCGGGTCGCTCCCTGCTGCGCCGTGTGTGGATGCGTGTGTTGTGGGGGTTCTTGAGTTGCTCAGGCGCGAATCATCTCCAGCGCACACCGTGTTTGCGGTTGTGCCTGTGTTTTTGGTTGCCGAATCCCCTAGTCCTAGCTCCGTGCGTGCAGCAGTGTCATTTGCCGTGCGAAGGAACGCATCAATGTCGCTTGAAACAGTAATCTGTGCCATAGTGTGTTATTCCTCCGCAGGGGGCGGTGCTGTGAAACTGCCGTCTTCGTTGCGTGTCCAGCCAATGTCGGCTTGGCCCGTGCAAAGAACTAGCTCATGTCCTGCCGGAAGCGTAAGCTCGTTTGATGGGTCAAACATGATTAGGTTGGTTACAACTCCGTTTTGGTCAATCCAAAGATAAGATGCTGCACTCATATGTTAGAAATACCAAGTTAATACGACAATCCCCGCACCACCTGCGCCTCCATTCCCTCCGTTGTTAAGCCCAGCACCTCCTCCTCCTCCACCACCGCCAGGGAATCCGCCTGCTCCTCCCGTTCCTCCCGTGCCAGTGCTTGATCCCGCACCACCTCCACCTCCTGCTGCTGTTTGCCCATCATAAAGCGCAGTCCATCCGTTTCCACCGTTTGCGCCATTTGTTGTTCCTGCCGTACCGCCCCCTCCAGAGGCTTGTAGCACAAGATTTCCTCCAGCAGCCCCATTTGCAAATGTAGTTGTTGATATTGCTCCTCCACCACCGCCGCCTGTTGGCCCTCTAGCTCCAGCAGAGGCATTTTGAGCTGATCCTGCCGATCCTGCTCCTCCACCGCTTCCGCCAGCTCCACCGTTTGTTCCAGAAAAAAGTGCTGATGTCGCTGCACTGCCAGCTGACCCGCCTGATCCATTTGTAAGTCCTGCTCCACCACCATTTCCTTGAAAAGCAGAAATAAAACATGGGAATGTCGTTATGTCAGCTCCAATGGTTGTAACTCCTGACCTTCCAGCCGATCCTCCTGCCGTGCCATCGTTCAGTCCAGTCCCACCTGTTCCAGCGGTTCCCGCTGCGCCAACAACAACCTGTATAGATGCTGGAAGAGCCGTTGCGTCGAATGATGCAGTAGAGAATCCACCTGCGCCTCCTCCTGCCCCGCCGCCGCGATTTGCTAATGCCCCATTGCTGCCTGACGCACCTCCACCGCCACCTCCTCCTCCAACGCAAAATACGTCTAGCTTTTTAGCACCTGCCGGAACCGTTACGTTCTGCGTTGTTAAATATCTGGCTACCTGTGTCGTTGAGCCACCTCCACCGCCTGTCGTAGCCCATGATACATTCGACCCGTCCGTCGTGAGGAACTTGCCGCTATTGCTCGCTTGTGATGGCAGCACCGCATTGGCTGCGCCTGGTTGAGTTGTTGCGCCTGTCCCTCCGTTTGCAAGAGCCAACGTCCCAGTAATGGTAATCGTGCCAGAACCAGTCACAGGGCCACCAGATGTGGTTAGCCCAGTCGTTCCTCCAGAGACATCAACGCTCGTAACCGTGCCTACGCCTCCTGACGTAATCCACGATGTATTCGTGCCGTCCGTAGAGAGAACCTTGCCGCTGTTGCCACTCTGTGATGGAAGCAGAGCGTTTACTGCTGCATTTGGTGTGGTCTGCCCCGTGCCGCCGTTTGCAATGGCAACCGTACCTGTTACGTTTGCTGCTGTCCCTGTTGTATTCTGGTTCAGCGTAGGAACATCTGCGGCTTGGATAGCCGACATAACGACATCAGTTCCATTTCCTCTGAGGTACTGTCCTGACGTGGTTGCTCCAGCCAAAGCGTCCATTGCTGCC